CGATCGCGTGATGCCGGCAACTCGATGCTTTCAAAGGAATTCCCAGGCGGCATTCTGGTGCTGACCGGGGCTAACAGCGCTACCGGCCTGCGCTCGATGCCGGCCCGATATGTGTTTCTCGATGAGGTCGATGCCTATCCGGCCTCAGCTGACGAAGAAGGCGATCCGGTCAGCCTGGCTGAAGCACGAACCACAACCTTTGCGCATAGGCGCAAGGTGTTCATGGTCTCGACCCCGACAATCCGAGGATTGTCACGTATTGAACGAGAGTTCGAGGCTAGTGACCAGCGACGGTACTTTGTGCCGTGTCCGCATTGTGGTCATATGCAATGGCTGCAATTCGAGCGGCTCCGCTGGGACAAGGGAAAGCCAGAAACGGCGGCCTATGCCTGCGAGGGATGTGACCGACCCATCGCCGAGCACCACAAGACGGACATGATGGCGCGAGGTGAATGGCGGGCGACGGCGACCAGTTCTGATCCAAACGCGATCGGCTTTCACCTCTCGGCGCTCTATTCGCCGATCGGCTGGAAAACTTGGGAGCAGATCGCGCGGGACTGGCTGGCGGCCCAAGGATCAGACGAGATGCTGCGTGCGGCGCGCAACACGCTTCTCGGCGAGACCTGGGTTGAAAGTGGCGATGCGCCGGAATGGCAGCGGCTTGCGGATCGGCGTGAGGCATATGCTGCGCAGATCCCCCTCGGCGGGCTGTTCCTGACCGCCGGTGCTGACGTCCAGAAGGACCGCATCGAGGTCGATGTCTGGGCTTGGGGCCGTGGGCTCGAAAGCTGGCTCGTCGATCACATCGTCATTCCAGGCGGTCCTGGTGATCCGGCCTGCTGGCAAGCACTGACAGAACTGCTCGGTCAAACCTGGGTGCATGAGAACGGCGCGGTAATGCCTCTCGCCAAGCTCGCGATCGACACTGGGTATGAAACCTCTGCCGTCTACGCCTGGGCGCGGGCCCAAGGCATTGCGCAGGTTGCACCTGTGAAAGGTTTGCAGGGGTTCAACCGCGCAACACCGGTATCGGGGCCAACCTTTGTCGATGCGACCGTCAATGGTCGGAAACTAAAGCGTGGGGCGCGGCTCTGGACCGTGGCCACGGCCACCTTCAAGGCCGAGACCTATCGCTACCTTCGACTTGAGCGGCCCTCGGACGAGGATCGCACACTGGGTGTGCCCAATCCGGCGGGCACGATCCACCTGCCCGATTGGGCAGACAGCGAATGGCTCAAGCAACTGGTGGCCGAACAGCTGGTCACCATCCGCGACCGACGCGGCTACGCCCGCCAAGAATGGCAAAAGATGCGCGAGAGGAACGAGGCGCTGGACACAAGGGTCTATGCGCGGGCGGCCGCGTGGATCCTCGGTGCCGACCGTTTCGACGAACGCATGTGGCGTCAGTTGGAGAAACAGGCCGGCGTGGAGACGGCTGTCCCAGCGCAGGGTGCCGAGCCCGATAAATCGACCGAACCGCAAGCAGGGCGGATCGCATCGCCCCGGCGGCGCGGCTGGAAGATCAGCACGCCAAAATACATGGAATGATGAATGACCCTCGACGAGCTAAAACTCCGCCACAGCGCGCTCTTGGCCGCGCGCTACAGCGGCACGCGGTCGGTCAGCTATGACGGCAAGACCGTAAACTACGGGACCGACGCCGAGCTTGCCGCGGCCATAGGCGATGTCGAACGGCGCATTGCAAAACTAGAACGCGGCGCTGGGCGTGTGCTACGCCCCTTTGCTGTGAAAGACCTCTGATGAACTGGCGGCAGCGCCTCGGCGCCTTCATCGGCGGGTTTGATGCTGGACAGCAACATCGGCGACTGCGCGGGTTCCAAGCGACCCGCGCGCATGTGAATGCGCTGATCGCCGCCTCGGGGCCTGACATCACCGCTCGCGCCCGCTGGCTCGTGCGCAACAACGGCTATGCCGCGAATGCAGTCGAAAGCTGGGCGGCGAATACCGTGGGCGACGGGATCAAGCCGATCTCAAAACTCGCCGATGCCGCGCGGAAGGAAGAGCTGCAGCGGCTTTGGCTCGCCTGGACCGATGAGGCCGATGCCGAGGGCTTGACGGATTTCTACGGGCTACAGCGCCGGGCGGCGCGCGAGGTGTTTCTGGCGGGTGAGGTCTTTGTTCGTATCCGGCCGCGGCGGGTGGAGGACGGCCTCACGGTTCCGCTCCAACTGCAAATGCTGCCCTCGGAAATGCTGCCGCTGCATGAAACAGGCGTGGCGCGGAATGGCAACGCGATCCGGCAGGGCATCGAGTTTGACCGAATTGGACGTCGCGTCGCCTATCACTTTTTCCGCCGCCACCCAGGCGACAGCACTGATCCAGGTCTCTCCGGTGAGATTGTTCGAGTGCCTGCCTCGGAGGTGATCCACGTCATCGACCCAGTCGAGGGTGGTCAGCTGCGCGGCGTGTCGAAACTGGCCCCGGCGATCGTGAAGTTGTTCCTTTTGGATCAATACGACGACGCGGAGTTGGACCGGAAAAAGGTCGCCGCGATGTACGCGATGTTCGTGACCTCGCCCGCCCCGGAGAACCCGCTCGCCCCCTTGGACGACGAGGAGATGCCAGCAGGCGTCGAGATCAGCCCAGGCCAGATCGTGCGGCTGGATCCGGGTGAAGATGTGACGGTTGGCCAGCCCGCGGACAGCGGGGCGACCTATGAGCCGTTCCAGTACCGGACGCTGCTGCAGATCTCAGCAGCACTTGGCATCCCTTACCCCTATCTCGCCAATGATATGGTGAAGGGTAACTTCTCGAACTCGCGCCTGGCGCTGATCGAATTCCGCCGGCGCGTCTCTGCCTGGCAGCATTCGGTGATGGTCTATCAGCTTTGTCGGCCCGTCTATGCACGCTGGCTGGATTTGGCCGTTCTGTCGGGCACGCTGTCCCTGCCCGGCTATGAGGCCGACCGCCCACGAATGCTGGCCGCCGATTGGCTGCCCACGAAATGGGACTGGGTCGATCCGCTGAAAGACGCCAATGCTGAAATCGCACAGATCGAGGCGGGGCTGAAATCTCGCACTCAGGCCATCGCCGAGCGCGGCTATGACGCCGAGCAGGTCGATCGCGAGATTGCGGCAGAGCGGGAACGTGAACGCGCGCTGGGCCTCGATTTCCGGCGGCCTGGCTCCCCCGCGCAGGGCGTCCAGGCCATATCGGACGAGGGAGAGCAACCAGAGACCGAAGATGAAGCCGATGACGCGGAAGACCGCCCGCGCGCTGACGAGGACCAACCCTGATGCTCCATGCCCGCATTGCTGCACGCGCATTCAACACACCGCTGCTGGTCGAACCCACCAAGGCCATGGCGTTTCTATCAGGGCTCGGGCCGCGCATCCTCGGACGACGAGTGGACATGACGGAGAGTGGCGAAACGCCAGATGGCGCTGCCAGTCTCCCCGCCCGCGCCAGCATACTCGCTGGGAACCTTGCCGAGCGCCTGCAGCAACATGGCAATGCACCCTACCCGGTCGTAGACGGCATCGCCGTGATCGAGATCGCAGGCGTATTGATCCATCGTGGCGGCTGGATCGGACAGTCCTCGGGCCAGACCAGCTATGAGGGGATCGCGGCGCAGATCGAGGCGGCGGCAAGTGATCCTGCGGTGCGCGCCATTGCATTGGAAATCGATAGTTTCGGGGGCGAAGTGGCCGGCGTTTTTGACCTCGCCGATCGCATTCGGGCGATCCGGGGTACAAAGCCCGTCTGGGCCTTCGTCGCCGAACATGCCTTCTCTGCAGGCTATGCGCTGGCCTCCCAAGCCGATCGCATCCTTTTACCGCGCACCGGCGCCGTGGGCAGTATCGGGGTTGTCGTCATGCATGCCGACCTCAGCGGTCAGCTCGATCAAGACGGCGTGCGCGTCACGCTGGTCCATTCCGGCCAGCACAAGGTCGATGGCAATCCCTATGAGCCGCTGCCCGAGAACGTGCGCGATGACATCCAGCGCGAGATCGATGTGCTGCGGTTCCTCTTCGCCGAGACTGTCGCCGCGGGCCGCGCTGGGCGGCTGAGCCAGGACGCAGCGCTGGCGACCGAGGCTGCGACCTTCCGCGGGACGGATGCCATCGCCACAGGCCTCGCCGATGAGGTGATCGACCTCACCCGTGGCTTTGCCCGCTTTCGCGAAAGCCTGTCTGCCCCATCACCCACCGCGCGGCTGCCCCGCGCCAGTCATCCCCGAGCAAAGGAGGCCGCCATGAGCGCCACAACTGACGCCACTGAGGCAAATACGGAAATCAGAGATGCCGAGGACACCGTGCTGGAGAGCGCGACTGAACAAGATGAGCAGGAAGCTGAACAAAGCGTGCAGGAAGAAGACCCCGCGCCCATGGC